CAGTCACCTGTAAGTTCGGCATACATTTTCATCGTTAAACGATGTCGGTCACTCGTGGGGATAGTATATTCTACACTTTTTGCGCAAACAAAAAGCATAGGTTCAATCCCTATGCTCTACGGTGTCGAAAGGTTTTTATTCCTGTCGATTACCTCGGTATTTTCTTATTGTTCAAGTTCTCGGAATAAATAAGGCGGCCTGTCGCCTTTGTTGTACCTATTCATAATCGTTTTGGGTTTGAACCCTAACTCTTTAGCCCATTGAGTGGCATTTTTCCTTTCGCCATTCCAATCTATCCAAATAGTCGTTCTGCGATTGTTAGCTTGTTCAGTGAAAGGTATCCAAGTACAATTGGAAGGTTCATAGTCACCATCAATGTTTATTCTTTCTATCGTCAATGACTCTTCATAACCGTTTTGTTTTGCCCAATCCCTAAATGATTCATAACTGTTAAGCCAATCATCACAGATTGTTATTCCTCTTCCGCCATACCTTTCAAATCTTTTGTAATTGGGATTAGACACTCTTTCTTTAATGCCCAACCATATATTGTGTAAACGAGTGTGGCTTTCCTTATGTCTGTGATTTTTCGTGAGATTTTCTCTATCTTGTTCCTTTTTTAAACAGCCGCAAGATTGTAAACGCCCACTCTTTAAAGAGTCTGACCTCCCTAGGTGTTGTTTACCACATTCACACTCGCATACCCAGTATGATTTTCTACCACTCTTCTTATCTGATAAACCAACAACTGTTAACCTGCCGTATTTATTCCCTGTTAAATCATTAAATCCATTACCTTTTCTCTCGTTAGTGTCTATAACGTTATAACCCATTGACATAACCACCTTTCGTTATATCAATTATAACACGTTCCACATTCGAAATAAAGGCTTAACAATAAGATTTCCACCGATTTTGACCGATTCTAAAACGTAATTTATTACGTTTCGGGCTATTTGGTAACAACCCGCGTATTCCATAGTCGGGTTAATGCGAGCCGTCATTCCGCCATCCGTTATGTCCAATGTGATCGATCGTTTTAATGATCCAGTATCAACAGGCGCTTTTCTCATAGCGGTCTGTTGTAACTCTGCTCCGTTTGCTTTAACGACTTTCTGAATCTCTTTGATATTGGATAGCTGTTTGAGCTCCTTCTTGATCTCGTCAATGCCGCTCAATTGGAATCCTTGCATCACATACCACTCACTTCAAAGGTCATTTTATGCCGATACGCTCGTTTTCGGTCTATCTGGTATGATTCACCGTCAATGATTAGATAATCGACTGGCGCTGTATAATGAGCGTTTAAACGAACTGTTTTCGCTCGTTGCTTAATGCCACCGTAAAGTAAATTCATGCGCTCATCACCTGTGTCGGTCACATTGCACCAGATAGGCGTTTCGATCGCCGGCTCACTGATATAGTTCCCTGTTGTCGGGTCGAATTGATCTGCGCCTTCTTGTACAAAGGTGACTAAGGTGTCGGCTCTCATTATAAAAACCTCACCTTGCCTTTCTTCACGTCCGGCGCGTGTGCGTTGATATAGTCTACGATGTCACGCTCGAATGCGTTGAAGTCGATTGAATCATACGTTGCTGAATGCCCGTCCATGCTCTCACTTGCCATACCTTCTGAACCGATACGGTTAAACCGTGCGATTGCTACTTCGTCCACGATGTAATCAAGGTCATTCGGTACGGCTGTCAGCTCTGGTAACGAACGTTTCAATCGTGACAGCAAGCGCTGTTCGGTTTTGCTGTAGATTACGTCCACACGTGCATCTTGTGTGCCAAGTAGAATTGTTACATCTTGTAGTGACATCTAATCACCCGCTTCTTTTTCTGCCTTTTTTGCTTCGTCTTTCCCTTGCACCTTATCACCGTTGGATAATTCATACCATCCGCCGCCTGTGTGTTTCGGGAAGTCGTCTTTAGGCAAAGAAACCGGCTCATGTCGAACCGGCTTCTCTACTTTATTTTGTTTGTGTCGTCTGAGTAACATACTCATTTAAAACGCTCCTTTAAACTCCAGCTACAGCTTCAACCTTAACAACACCGTTGTCATTGAATAGGTTCACTGTGTAGTATTCGTTACCAGCCAATACAAATGTACGCGCTAGGATATCGTGATCGCCTTCAACGTTCGGACGTTTCTTCAATACGATTTCAACAGCGCCTTGTTTTTGCACGAATGCTGTACCAGCATTCACGCGTCTAGTCTTAACGATTGCGGATACACCGATAAGGTCAGCGATCTGGTCACGAGTTAAGTGTGTGTTGCCGACAATAAGAGCTTTAACGAGTTCCGTGTAGTCTACTGGGTTAACGAACAGCACATAATTCTCTTCATCTTCATCTTCGAATGATGCGATAGCATTGATGATAGCTTCTGGCGTTGTTGGCGCTGCATTGTGGCTTAGCAGAGTTGAGTTTAATGCTGCTAGGTAGTCAATTTCCACCTTATCAGATAGAGCTAAAAGAATTTGACGCTCAGCTTCAGCCATTGTGCCGTTCAAGTTAGTTAAAATAGCTTTCTCAGTGACTTCGACCGCTCTACCAGCTTCTTTGATAGTGACTTGTGAAGTTGTCATAGAGAGTTTGGCGGGGTCCATAGGAACGCCTTCTACTAAGTCTTCCGCTGGTCCGATATAAGCGTACTTAGGACGTGTAATCGTATCCCCTGGCTGTCCTTCTAATGTATCATCCACGCGCGCATAAGGCGCAAAGCGAATAGCGTTTTCTAACTTGCCCTCCAACGCGTCCGCTAATACCTCCGGGTTAAATAAATCTGCTGCTTTAGTTTGAACCATATTTAATCATTCTCCTTTAATAGTTTGTATTTTTCTGGGTCTGTTGCTTTCAGTTCGATTCTTTCGCTGTAGCTTAATTCGCTGAATTTCTTAGTCGGCTTGTCGTTTTGAACGTTCACTTTCGGCGACTTGCCGCTCAACGCTTCTTTCAAATCTTTAGATCTGTACTGATCGCGAGCTTCGTTGTAGATGTCCTTAAACGCCGCAACCTTATCTTCCACATTCTCGTAAACGCCCGTATCCAACAGAATGTCTACAAAGCGACTGTCTATGTCGGATTCCGACAACTCTTGTTTTGTTTGAATCGCCGCTTCTTTTGTCTGCAAAGCTTTTTCCCTTGCTTCTAACTGTGCGACATATTCCTTTTGTTTCTTTTCTTCTTGCTCTTGCTTGTACCCTTTGCGTTCTTTCTCTGGCATATTGTTCAGTTTGATTTCTTCCAATTCGTCTTTCAGCAAATTGAAACTTTCTTGCAATTCTGAATAAGCCTTTTGGTGTTGCTTTTCTTTTCGGTCAATACGTTGCTTCATGACCTCTTTGGATACAAGTTCCTCTTTCGGTTGTTCAGCAGCTTCTCGAGTGTCGACTTGCTCGTTTACTACTTCTTCAACCGTTTCTTGTGTTTGTGTTTCTTCTGCCATAATTAACACTCCTTACTCGCTTAAAGTCCGGCGACTATATACTCATGCAGCTTTTAAAGACATCCACACGGTCTGGTCTGATTGCATTAAAATAGCCGGCACTCAATGAGCATCGGCTTGTGTTAAGTATTATGAATGCGTACCGTTCCATTCACTTCTTTTAAAATCAGCAACGTTTCCGGTTATCCCTTCGCAATCAATATTAATGACGGAAGGTTCAAAGCGCTCATCTGATTCCAATAGCACGCCTTTTTGGTTGATGACCACACGTTGGTGAGGGTTGCCTGCTTCGACCAATTGTTTCTTTATTGATTCTGATAGCTTGACAATTTCATTCCAATTCGTTTCGTTCATGATTATTCCTCCTGTTAAATTATTCGGCGCTTTGCCAGTCAAGATACAGCTTTAGCCATGATCACTCGTCCTTTCTATTCGTCGGTTACTGTTTTCAAAATAGAAATAATGGCCACCTCCTTTGCTGTGTTGTGTGGCTGTTTAGGCTCGACAACTAATTTCTTTCTACGTATGCAGCTGTCGAGCATTTGCAAAATGGATGAATTGGATTAGCGTTCTCTCCTGGTTGCATGTCCTTCACATCAAACACTTGCCCGTCCAATTCGGCACAGTCATCGCATGCATCTGGTTCAGCAATGAAAACATACTGGTCAAAGCCGCCGTCTTGAAAACTCTTTAGCTGCGCTTCCGTCTGTATGCGCCCCGTTTCTGTAATAGCTATCCGGTCAGCAGCGTATTTCTTGTTCGCAAACTCATCGCTTACTAGGGCTCTCAAGTCTCGTGCGGTTTCTCTCGGGTTCTTCCCTTGCATGATTGACCGTCTTAATCCGTCTTCCAACCCGTGTTGTAATTCTTTTTGATTCTGCCATATGCGTTCACTGAATACCGTGTTTCTAAACTCTGCTTCCACAAAGGATGTTGCCATGCGTTCCAGCTGCTCGCCAGACGGGACGGTCATTTCTAATATTCCTGCCTGCCGTTTGTATTCTTCAATGAAACCTTTGGACAAATGCCGTTGCAATAAATGTTCTTCTTCATTTGCTAAGGCCACCGTGTTCAAATTGATTTTAGCGTTCAGCAGTTCCAGTCTGTTCGTCCTCATCGTGACATTATACGCTCTCAATTCTCTATTTGCTGTATCTGAAAAATCACGTGTTCGGACATACCGCGCTGCTCTGTCGCTGAACTCTTCCACATCTGTTCTGCTGATGAGTTTCCGTGCTTCCGTCATCGATACGCCTTCTCTGTGGGCAAAGCGTTCAATGTCTCGCAGGATGTCTTTTTCAATGTCTTCTTGCACTCGTCCGTAAAGTTTAGTCAAAGCGCCTTTGTAACCCGCATCTGACCGCATACTGTCTTGTATATGGCTTAATTCTTGATTACGCAGCGCCCAGTAGTCTTTATTGGATAAGCCTTCACCTCTGACTACCATTCAAACACCTACTCTCTATCCATGTCGTATTGTGGTAGTTGTCTTTCTGCTTCGATTGCGTCTATCTCGCTTTTCACGTCTTCCACGATTGACAAGACCGATAGTTGAGTAGCTTGTGAGACAACGCCGTCTAAATCTCTAGCCGCCTTAACTTCATCGGATATGTTGCGCGGTATATTTCTAGTGAATTGGTAATGCACGTTCGCCCATTCGTCTGCTTGATTTGCTGGTACGTTTGTCGGCAAAGCGGCGAACAGTTGGAATAATGTACTTAAACCACGTGTAAACTTACGCTCTTTCATAATGGCTAAATCTTTCATCGGCTGCAATTTGAACTCCAACGCCACACCAGACGAT